TACGGCTACTACAACGTCCCGCCGAATGTCTGGCGGAACTTCAAGCGCGTGAAGAGCCCCGGCCGCGCAATCAACCGAACGCTGAACAACTTCGCCTACGCACCGGAACACGATCTCGACGAACCCACCGGCGACTACTGACTTACCATTTCCGGCCGCCCGGAGAATAGGCTCCTTCCCATGCCGAATACACATGGGGTGGGGCCCTTCTTCGTTCACGCGGTGAACCTGCGCCCCCATACGCCACTTATCCACCGCGCTCCCACGGACGAGATACAGCCGCCCTACCGGCGATCCAATTCCGTGATCCTCAAGATATGGCCGGGGAAGGGAATCGTCCTCGGCCGCTGGCGCCACACCTGGCGCTCGGAAAGCGACGCCCTCTACACCGCACTCCAGGGATATGGAAACGCCATGTCGACGGACGATATACGCGACCACGCCAACAGATTCGATAAGGACCTCGATGAACTCGTCATCTGAGAGCACCGAGGACGAGAGGGAAGCGGCCCGCCGGACCGTGGCCCAGAAGACGAACGACACCGACGAGGAGTACGAGGTCCTGTGCGCACTTGGGCTGATGTGAAGCGCGCCCTTCGGGGCGGCGAAGAGGTAGTGAACCCGGTCCGCGCGAAGGTCGCCAAGAGGCTCGACCGGCTGCCCTCCGGGGACGTACTCGACTGGGCGGACAGCGTCGGCTCGGGCCTGGCGAAGGCGCTCGACGACTACCGCAAGCAGGCCACGCCGGAGAGCCTGCTGGAGGCCCACCGAGGGGCCCAGAGCCTGCTCGGCGTCCTGGACGTCTTGAGCAAGCGCGAGGCATGAAGAAGGCCCCCACCCTCAATCGGGTAGGGGCCTTCGGTGTTTTCGCAGGTCAGGCGGCCAATCGCCATTTTTCCAAGTTGATGACGTACGTGAACGATCCCCTGGAAGTTCGTCCAGCAGAGTGCGGAACCTGGCTCGTCATCTGCCCGTTCGTGAACTCGACCAGACGGGGGTCGATGTTCCCCGTCACCTTCATAGGCGGCAGCGGCGGCTTGCGCCCCGGAGCGGGCACCAGAAGAGGCTCGACGATGCTCTCCCAGGCCCCGTCCTTCCAGGCCCTCCAGCGGGCCCTCAGCGCCTCCTTCGGCGGGAAGTGCTCCGGCATCTCAGACCACGGGCACCCCGTACGCGCCTTGTAGAGAAGACCCTCCACCAGCGACCGCAGATCGTGGCTCTTCTTCGAGGTCCGGAAGCTGATCCGAGGACGGATCTCCTCCCACAACGCATCGGTCATCTCGACCGGCTGAACACCCCGCTGCCCGAACCACTGCTCGATGTCGGAGTCGGGCCCGAAGCGACCCTCCAGTGGAACCGGCCCGGTGAGCGTCACCTGGATCTCCAGCAGGTCCATGATCTCGGCCTTCTGCCGGTCATTGATGTGCTCCAGGTTGAAGCTGGCGATCTCGACCAAGCGCTTGAAATCCTCGGCCCGAGTGGCGGCCAGTTCAGCTTCCGTCAGCATGTCCTGGGCATCGTCCAGCATTGTCTGCTTGGCAATGATGCTCTCGTTGAGCTGCGCCACAGCAGCATTGATCGCCTTAGCATCGACGCCCGCCTTTGCGAGATCGATAAGCGTCGTGGTGGTCAGCTTGCGCAGGCCCTCGATTTCCTCGTTGAGGGCGTCAATACGCTCGACGTACATCTGCCGGTGATCCGGCGCCGTGGTCACCCAGTCCTTGGCGATCTCGCGCAGCTTGTTCCTGTCGCCGAGGAAGTTCTTCAGGCTGTCCCAGACGACTTCTTCCAGCGCCTCGGCGTCGATCACGGAGTCACCGCACTTCTTACCGGTGCAGCGGTAGGTTCGACGGTCCTCGGCCTTTACGTAGACCCCGGTGTAGTGAGCGCCGCATTCGCCGATCACGCGGGTGCTGAGCGGGTGGTACTTGTACGGGCCGGTGAGGTTCCAGCCGTTTCGCTTGAGGGCGTGGCGGATGGACATAAGCCGGTCGATCTCGAAGACCATCGGGGTGTCGATGATCACCATCGGGCCATGCTTCGGCGTGCCGTCCGCGTTCATCTTGGTGGCGCGCTTACGGCGCTTGTTGACGACCTCGTCGGTGTTTCGGTAGACGACGAAGCCGTCCAGGGCCGTGTTGAAGAACTTGTGGCGGAGGTTGGTTCCCGTCCACTCCACGCCCGTGCGGGTGAAGCGGCCGATGAGGTTGAGCATGTGTGCGGCGCGGTCGACGGTGTAGCCGCCTTCGACGATGAACTGGGCCGCGAGTGCGAGGGTGCGGCACTCCTGGGGGTCGAGACCCAGCTTGGAGTCGCGCTTGCCCTGGTTCTCGATGTAGTAGCCGAACGGCGGGGGGCCGCCGGTCCAGCCTCCGGCAGCGGCCTTCATGTTGAGGCCGTTCTGGGTGCGCTCCAGGATCGTGCGCCATTCCATCTCGGAGAAGGAGGCGAGCTGCTGGAGGGCGGTTACGCCGTGGGTGGTGGTGGTGTCGATCTCCTGGGTGACGGAGATGATCGAGGTCCCGGCGTCTTCGAGGGCCCAGACCCAGTGCCAGAAGGCACGGCCGGTGCGTCCGATGCGGTCGAACTTGTGGACGGCGACGACGTCGATCTGCTTGGCGAGGACGTCCTTCTCCAGACGCATCATCTGGGGGCGGTCCTGCCGGGCGCCGGACTCGCCTGCGTCCTCGTAGATCTCGGCGAGTTCCCAGACGATGTTGGTGTTGTTGCGCTCCTCGATGGCGTTCTTGGCGTCGATGTGGTCCTGGATGCCCTTGAGCTGAACGTCGAGGCCGTAGCCGACGATCTGGTCCTTGGTGGAGACGCGGAGGTAGGCGCCGACGCGCTTGACGATGCGCGCTAGGGCGATGGGGGACTTGAAGGTCCCGGGCACGCCGGGACGGAGGTCGTTGACCTTCTGGGCGCGGGCGCGGGCACGTTCGGCCGCTATGCTGGCCATGGTTCAGTCTCCTTTACAGACTGATCAAGGCCCTGTCGCCGCGCCTAGACTCGCGGTGGCAGGGCCGTTGTGTTGATCAGTGCAGTATATGGGGAACGTCCGTGTTGGGTAGGGCAGTTGTTCTAGGCGGCTGCTTGGGCGTCTTCGTCCTGCGGGGTGAAGAGGATGGTCAGGAGCCTGTTCCAGCGGCTGTCTTCCATCCGGTCGTTGGTCAGGGTCACGGTGATCAGGGGCTCGTCGGAGCCCTGGGTATTAAGTGCTGCCAGGTTCGTCATGCCAGGAACCGTACTACGGCTTCCCGATTACGTCTATGCGCGAGTCTTGTAAAGGGTATTGCGCACACTGCTTGACGTGGGTACGCTCAGGAGCGCAGCGACACCCCGCAACAGGAGGAAGCGTGACCACCGCACTTCGCAGCGCGATCGACGAGTACCTGAGCAACCGGCGCGTGGCCAAGGCCGACAACACGATGCGCACGGACGAGAGCCTGCTGCCCCGCTTCGCCGACCACCTCGGCAACCCCAGCTTCGACGCCCTCACCCCGCAGCAGGTCCGGGACTTCTTCTACGGCGACGGCGGGCTCATGGACATCCACGTCACCCGCATCAAGGGCCAGGCCCTGCGCGCGGCCGTCGGGCCGACGACGCACAACCACTACCGCAAACGCCTGAAGGTCTTCTTCGCCTACGCCCACGCCAACGGGCACGCCCCGCTGGACAACTACCTCTCCCTGGTCGAGCCACTGCCCGAGCCCGTGCGCAAGCGGATGCAGCCCTCCCCGGGGATCCTGCTCCAGCTCCTGGACCAGGCCGAGTGCGCGATGCACCGGGCGTACCTGGCTGCTGCGGTGAACACCGCGTGCCGTGCGAGTGAGCTGCAAGCCTTGAAGGTCGGGGACGTCGACTTCGCGCAGAGCGAGGTCTTCGTGACCGTGATCAAGACGAAGGAGGAGGACGAGATGCCGCTGACCGCCGACCTGGAGCGGGAGCTGCGCGTCTGGTTCGAGGAGTACGCGGCCCTGCTGGGACGCCCGCTCCGGGACGACGACTACCTCTTCCCCTCCCGCTCCGGCAACCAGATCAAGACCCACTACTTCGACGAGGAGCTGGGCCGCCGGGTGTACGAGCGCACCCCGTACGTCTGGCACGCTGACCGGCCGGTGGAGCGCACGGAGAAGATCGTGAAGGGCGCCCTGGAGAGACTGGGCCTGCCCACACGCTATGAGGGCACCCACACTGTCCGCCGGGCGGTGGCCCGCGCGTATTTCGACAAGCTGTCGGAGGAGGCAGGCTACGACGCGGCGCTGCGTACGGTCTCCGCGCTGCTGCACCACCGCAACATGGCGACCACGGAGCGCTACCTGGGACTGTCGAGCGAGAGGCGGCGCCGGGACGAGACGATGAAGGGCCAGCCGTTCCTGACCTCGATGGTCTCCCAGCAGAACGTTGTGCCGCTGCGCCAGGCACGGTGACACGACGAAGGCCCCACCGGAAGCTGCACCGGTGGGGCCTTCGTGCTGCACTCGCCAATCAGTTGAAGATGGCGTCGACCGCCGCGTAGACGACGAACCCGAGGACGAAGATCACCATGCAGAGGCCGAATATCCGGTCGAGGAAGTCGGGCTGGCCGCCTTCCTGGGGCTGGTAGGCCTGCTGGTTCTGCTGGGTGTAGAAGTCGTGCTGCTCACGCATCAACTGGTGCTGCATGGCGTCCATGGTCGGGTCGTAGCCCTCGGGCGGGTTCGGGTTGAGGGCGTTGCCGACCTGGTGGTTGATGCTTGTGAAGCGGAAGTCGTCAGGCATGGGTTGCTCCATCCACATACGGTTGTGCTTTGCTCCGCAGCGGAGAGGTCTTGTCCCACACGTTCCAGCGCCCCCCACAGACCGGATCTTGTCCGTAGGCTACTCCGTCGGGAAATCCGGGCACAGAGGGGCGTTCGGGCTTCGGCTCGCCGTCCAGGCTCCGGCCGCACTTAGGGCACTTCTCCGGGTCTCGCATCGGGTACATGCCCATGGGGTCTCCTCTTATCGTGGACCTTCACTCTACGCGCTCGTCAAGCGGGTTGTCGAGACCGCTTGCGGAGGTGTAGCCTCGTAGATCAGGAAGTGTCTAGGAGGATGTCATGGACGAGATCGAAGAGGGGCGCACGATTCACGCGCGGGTGCCCTACGTACACGACAAGGAGATCCACATCTCCACAGTCCAGAGCCCCCGGGACGGCCTGTTCGTGGACGCTCGGGAGTTCGTCCCGAGCAAGGAGTTCTACGGTCGCGGTCTGACCTTCCCGCTCGGCATGCTCGACGAGATCCTGAAGGGTTTCGAGAGTGCGTGGCACGAGAACGGCGGAGGTGACTTCGGCGTGGAGAACGAGACCGAGGACCGCCTGGACGGGACGGCCGGATGATGGCCAAGGAGAGCCTGGTGGAAGTCCGCTGCCGGGGCTGCTGGCGGCTGCTCGGCGTGGGCAAGAAGGACGCGCCGCTGTACTGCGACGAGATGTGCTTCAACGACTTCCCGGCGGTGTCCACCGAGGCCCGCGACGCCCTCGTGGAGGCGGTCTACTACAAGGGCCGCTACACCTTCGACCGCCTGGGCGACATGTTCGGCTTCACCCGCCAGCGGGCACAGCAGATCGTCAGCAAGAGGGACATCCGTAAGGCTTCCTGAACGGGTTGTCAAGCCATAATTACAAAGCCGTAGACAGAAACGCCTAATCTCGAATCCGTAATACAAACGGATTGGGGTTAGGCGTGTCTGCTGTTACGGAGGAAGTCGAGTTCGACGACGCGACCAGCGACGAGACCGAGGCGGAACATCAAGCCCGGCTCGACACAGAGGTGGTGCTCGACCAGACCAGCCAGCAGTTCGTGGACGAACTGGTCTCCAAACTGCTGGTCATCGTCGATGAAGTCTCCGGCCACCCGCTGCGCCCCTACCAGCGCCCCTTCGCGGCCCGCCTGATCGAGTCCCTGATCATCGACGACGGCGCCACCATCACCGCGCTGTTCTCCCGCCAGTCCGGCAAGTCCGAGACCGTGGCCAACTGCGTCGCCGCCTGCATGATCATGCTGCCCCGGCTGGCGAAGATCTTCCCCGACCTGCTCGGCAAATTCGCAGAGGGCCTGTGGGTCGGCGCTTTTGCCCCCGTCGAAGAGCAGGCGGATAACCTCTACGGCCGCATCGTGGCCCGCCTCACCAGTGAGCACGCCCTGGAAATCATGGCGGACCCGGAAATCGACGAGACCGTACAGGGCAAGGGCCGCTCCATTACCCTCAAGCGCTCCGGATCCCTCGTCAGAAAGCAGACCTGCCACCCCCGCGCCACCATCGAAGGCCGCACCTATCACCTCATTCTCATTGACGAGTGCCAGGGTGCCGACGCCAAAATGGTGAACAAGTCGATCGGCCCGATGGGTGCCTCGACTAACGCGACCATGGTGTTCACCGGCACGCCCACTTATGAGAAGGGTGTGTTTTACAACCAGATCCAGATCAATAGGCGAACAGCCACCAGACGTGGCGCCCGGCAGAACCATTTCGACGCCGACTGGAAAGAGGTCTCGAAGTGGTCCGACTACTACCGGAAATTCGTCAAGAAGGAACTCCTTCGCATCGGTGAGGACTCCGACGAATTCAAGTTGTCATACCGGCTCATCTGGCTGCTCGACAAGGGTATGTTCACGACCTCCGAGCGGCTGGACGACCTCGGCGACACCTCCATGCAGATCGTCCCGGCCTACCACTCCAGCCCGATCGTCATCGGCATCGACCCTGCCCGCAAGCAGGACAGCACGATCGTCACGGCCGTCTGGGTCCGGTGGGAGCAGCCCGACGAGTACGGATACTTCGAGCACCGGATCCTGAACTGGCTGGACCTCGCGGGAATGGACTGGGAGGCCCAGTACTACCGGATCGTGGAGTTCGTCTCGAACTACAACGTGATGGCGATCGGGGTCGACGAGGGCGGAGTCGGTGACGTCGTCATATCCCGGCTCAAGGTCCTCCTGCCGCACATCGACATAGTCCCCCTGAATTCCCAGCGCCCCGAGCAGTCCAAGCGCTGGAAGCACCTCATGGAACTGATGGACCGGGGACACATCTCCTGGCCTGCTCACGCTTACACCCGGCGCCTGAAGAGTTACAAGCGCTTCCGTCAGCAGATGGAAGATCTGGAGAAGAAATTCGAAGGGCCGTACGTCCTCGCAGAAGCCCCTCGCGCGGCTGACGCACACGACGACTACGCGGACTCCCTGGCACTCGCTTGCGTCCTCACCAAGGACTACACGATGCCCGAGGTCGAAGTTTCCAATTCTCCCTTCCAGCGCTAAGGAACAAAATGACCGACGAATGGAATGCCATCGGGTGGACCGCGCAGCGGCCGTCCACCGTGGCGGGGCCCGAGACGGCCCCCACGTCCCTCCCTGAGAACTTCATCGCTGTCACCGTCACTGCGAAGTACGTGGACGATCACGGCCACGCCCTCAACGGCTCCGTGGTGCGCTTCCACCCCTCCGTGCAGCGCGTAACCGACGGAGACACTGTCGTGTGGCTGCGCGAGGTCGACGTGCATATCGAGCGGGGAGCGCTGAGCGTAGACCTGCTGGCTACCGACGTATCCGGCGTGACCCCGGGATTCACCTGGCACGTGAAGGAGTGCTTCCCGGGCGGCGACGAGTACGACATCGCTCTCCCGGCCGCGACGGTTTCTCCCGTAAGCCTTTTCTCGCTGCCCCGCGCTTAGCGGCATTAACAACGCCTTCCGTAATCCTCCTACGCTTATAGCGTTCCCTCGCTATCAGAAGAGGATTACGGAATGGCTGGAAACCTCGCACCCGACCCGCAGTTCCAGGAGCGTGTCGGCACCGTCTACGAGCGCAAAGACGCGCTTAATACCAACCGTCGCGGTCCTCTCCGTTTCGAGGAGGGTGTCGCGACGGACACCGACGTCCCGAACGAGTTCACCAAGGGCGTCATGCAGGGGTACCTCACCGCCCCGGGTAGGCCCAATCACAACGCGAATGTGTACGAGAAGTACCCGCAGGAGACCATGGCCGAGCGAGTTCACGTCGGCTCTGCCTCGTGGGTCGAGGCGCCTACCTATCTCGGTGAGTTCTCGCACGGTTCGTTCTCCGACTACGCAGCGGTCTCCTACGAAGAGGTCGTGCGCAACGGTAGTCGCTACGAGCGGCTTTCCCCGGCGGTAGTGGACGACTGATCCATGGTTGCGTTCCACGACCGCCGCAGGACACCGAAGGCGTCCGTCGATGAGGTGCTTCCCAAGCTGCCTCTCTCCAAGGGGGAGACCGTTGGGAAGCACCTGATCAACGAGCGTTATCTGGTGCGCGGCATTCCCGTAGAGGCCGAGGACGGTTCCAAGAGCCGCCAGTACGTCCT